GGGCCCCACCAATGCGGACGTTTACTCTGCAGTTCCTGGAACCAAATTTCAGGCGTAATGCCCGGAGTGCATCCCATACCATCTTTGGCAGTAATAGATCCATCTTCATTAACTTCAAATACCCGTTCAGCTAACAGCAACGCATCCTCAACAGCTTCCGGCAATACTTTGGTCTTACTTGCTCCATCGCGTACACCGCTATGAATAGAAGCAATACGCTCCTTTTCCTGATACTGACCTACCGCTTGAGCAAGTTCGTCACGCTCTTTGACCACAGTGGTTAGCTGACGTTCAACCGGCGCCAGCTTCGTCTTCATCCGGGTCTCAACCATTTCATTAAGTTTAGCTTCGTCAATCTTACCCCCAGCTGCAGCTTCAAGCTCTGCAATCCGGTCAAGTTTAGCATGGACCGCTTCAGGGTCCAGCTCACCGAACAACCCAAGACGGTCTTTTACCGTCTTATGATCATTACGCTCTTTTACAAGCGCTCCCTGCAACCGGTCAATGTCCGCTTGTGTTTTGAACCCGGTGACACCAGTGAGTTCAAACTTACCTTCCCGCTCGGTATACAGCCCCCGGTAAGGTTCAGCAACGTTGTCCAGCGATGTTTCAATTGCGTTTAATACGTCCATCATTCCTTCCTCTGTTAGTTAATGAAATCTGCTGGGTCAAGTCCAGCGGCCTTAAATGCGCTTGCATGCTTTTGGGCTAACTGTGATAGATTAAGCTCATCCCCTACACGGTTGACAAACTTATCAAGCGTTAATCCGCCGTCTCGGTATAGCTTGGATTTGGTAACACCAAGAACGTCCTCCTGGAACTCTACCGACTGTTTCTTCAGCCATGTGTTATAGGTTTCCTTTGCAGGTACCCTGCCAACTAACTGACGGATGCGCTTTCGTTTGAACTGGTCAAACTTCGTTTTCGTGCCATACGGGAGGTTAGCGCGGCTTGTAACAGGAGATAACTTGTTCTCCTTAGTGTACTCCCGAAGCAGCTGCTTCTGCGTTACAGGCACAGCTGGGCGCTCTACCATAGTGGTATTATCATATTCCGCTATACGTATGGAGCGACAATTAAAATGCAACGGCGGGTATGGGCCTTCACCCAGCTTGTAAACCTTACCGTCAAGGCTTGCACAGATATCTGTTGTTCTCCCGTCCAATGTTGCAGTGTAACGCTCCTTCAAAACAACGTCTTGGTTCTCAAACAGAAATTCCCGCCTACTTTGGTTTGCGACAAAGTTCACAGCTGTACGAGTAACAGCTTGCACTTGATGCCTGGTTAACTGAGTAACCCCATCTGCACCCTTCAACGCTTTGGTTCCAATGACCCTGCGAGTTATATTGGGCAACGTTTCACCCTCTATCATGCCAACTCGAACAGCATTGGTGACTCGACGTATATCTTCCGCCTCCATATGGCTTGCTGTTTGCTTTAACGTACGACCTTCAAAGGGGCGTGACAGCGCTATAGACCTCAGTGTGGTTACAGGAGGCAGTACCGTATTGAGCTGAACCGGGGAGGTGGTATTCATTACCCTCTGTAAGTTGATAGGTTCAGCTATAGCAAGGTCCGTCATTTCCTTGGTGAGAAAAGTGTTGGCATCCTTCCACGCGGATTGACGAATAGCTGCTAAACTTTTCAGCAGCCGGTTCATACGATTCAGTTCAGCTGGTGTCCGCAGACCGGGTTTAACAGGTTTGGCAGTCAATATCTTTTCAGCTAAGTCCTGTTCGGAAATGTCCAGAATTTCGATAATACGGTTTCGCACATATCCGCTATATCTCATCAAATAAATTTGATGGCGCAACAACGCATCAAAGAGTTCTTCGTTTGCAGTTTTAGCCATTATTCGTCAAAAGTGTTGTCATCTACACCAGTGCCACCTGGCGGCGTGATGCTTGCAAGTTCCTCCGTTACTTTGGCAAGCTCTTCCTCAAATTCCATTTCAGTCATTCCGCGTTCTTGCATAATTCCATGAATACTTTCAAGCGACAGAGGAGCGCCAAGTTGGCGAGCGGTAAGCAACTCAACAAGCTCTTTGGAGTTAAGTGCAACATTTGCAAAGTCAAGGTTCGGAATAACTGACACTTCATCGGGGTTGGCGCCCACCCATTCTGCTGCATATTTCAATATCATTTCCAACCCCATTGCTCCAGTCAACGCAACTTGGTTCAATGTTGCTGTTTGAGCAACTAACCGGGTTTTCAATGCTTCTCCGCTTTCTTGGTTCACAGCTCCCGGTGAAGTTAACTGCCCAGCTTTGGTCTCTGCGCGCTTGCTATCATTCTCCAACGCCATGCGCTGTTCTGCCAACCCTGCAGCGCTAACGCCAATGAACTTAGCGTCACCCCCTTGGTCAACTTCAATCTTGCTGCCTGCGCCAACACGGGTTTCATCATTCTTATCGGTGAGCCCACCAGTAATGACAAGAGTCTCCTGTCCCTGCATATATAAGCATTGCCGGTAATCCGCTTCCCCTCTGTATATAGTAAGCGACGTCCGTGCGAGACCCAGCAAAGGAGGGTTATCAGTTGCAGGAATAACATCCTTTGAATTGACGAACACAAACGGTATCTTGCCCAGCGTTACTCCTCGCAACTGAGGAGCGTTCATTACAGTTTCGTTAAAGGTCAACCCGGAAGCGTCCTCATTGGTAAACACTCCTTGGCTGTAAATAACCTCACTTCCTTTCGGTTCGTTTTCTTTGGGCTCACCCAGCATTAAGACACGGTATTTTTCAATCTGCTTCCATTCAAAATTGTCTGAGCGGACAAAACCGCTTTCATCCAATACAACAAGATTAAGATTATCTGAATCTTCAACAGTGTCTTCATCCCAGTTGATAATAGACTCGGCCCAATACATCGCAACGTATGGAAGGGGATTTGCCGGGTCGGGGTTTTCAGGTAAGTCCAACAGTAACCCGGTTCTACCCGGTACCAACTGCTGTTCATTAATGCGTCGTAAGAGCATCTGCAAGCTCTCACCGCTGACGGTAGCTTTGTCAAGCATACCCTCAAGCTGAGCAGGGAGCTCAATGGTAGCGGGCTTCTGGTGCATTAAACCAATGAGCATTTCAACCGCGTCGCTCACATAGTCAGGGAATCTTGCGCGCAGTTTATAGGCGTCATATGCAATGCGCCCGTCTTGCCCAGATTCCATGCCATCAATGACCTGCCCACTGGTCGGAGGAAGGTATGTTGTATCCGCATCCTTAACTATACGCTCACCGCCGTAGGTGTCGCGCATAGTTTGCCAATCATCAATGTTGGATTCATATAGGGGATGTTGCGAGTTTAGTGCCATATTGCCTCTCCTTACAATCCAACAGTTTTACCGGTCTTTGCGCCAAGCTTACAAGCAAGAACCCGGTAACGGGTTTCATCACCAATGTGGTCTTCAGCATCTGTATCAACATCATCCGGGTCTTTCTCATCCCTCGGCAACGTTGGAAACAGGTCAATAAAATTTGTACAGTTGCGAAACGCAAAAAGCCCCGGATTCTCACGGGGCCCTCCACCAGCTGGTCTACATGCATCTGAAAGCATGGTTCTAACACGTTCCCATCCAGACTTGCGCGAACCTGCTTTCTTATCAGACCTTGTCCATGATACTCCGCTGTATACGCTTCCATTGACACGAACGCTCTTTAGCATATCGGCAGCTATGCTATTACCATTCTGAACATCGTTTATACTGTTATCCGCTGGTCCAGGGACAACCCGGTTATGAATGCCCATTATGATTTCTCGCTCAATTATACCAGCTGCGATATCCTTTGCAAGCATAGTAAGCCCTTGATTAGTTTTCCCCGTGCTACCGTACCATTCAGCAATTCTAAAAAGGTCACCGCGGACAGTTGACATATATTGACCATTCGGCAGTTCAACATCACTCCCATCACTCTCAGCCCACCACCCGACGCTGAACGGTTTACTGCTACCCCAGTCAAAGCTCCTATCCAATTTCCAACTTGATGGTATTTTAAACGGAATCAGTATATGAACCATGCTATCCCACACATCATCAAACATACCACCTGACACAATGTCCCAACTGCCGCTCAACCATGCGTCGCGCTTGTTCTTGTCTTTTATCTGTACCAGCTCAGCAACGTATTCAGGTGACAGGTAGCGGTTTTCCTTGTAACTACCAAAAATATGAACCTGAGTTTTAGTGACGTCTTCTTTCTGCTGTGTGCGAGGGTTAAATACTTTAATCGACTTCTTTTGTATCTTTCCAGCAGGAGCTGAGTTAATGAAACGCTTTTTGACCCAGTTATGTCCAGGGCCAAATGGATTGCAGGTTGCAAACACCTCTAAGGGCATTTCAGGGAGTATGACCACAGTGCCATCATGCAGCTCAACCGGGTTCTCCTCCGGTAGGAATGACGAACGGTTGCATGACATAAGCATGTCGAACAAAGCGTCGGATGGGTATTTGGTTATTTCGTTCCAACCTATGAAGGGGAACTCTTGCCCATGATAGCCCCAGTAGTCCGACTCCCTTTTGATAGCGCGGAACAACAATTCTTCACCATCAGGCCAGACCCACCGATAGTCGGACTTGCTACTCAGGAACCTTGCACCATCCTTAAACTCAGGGAACCAGCGCATAGACTTTGAAACAAGGTCATCCAGGTTCTTATACTCGCGATCAAATATAATCCCGCGCCAATGCCTACCATACCCCTGTCCAACATGCCTGCGAAAACGCATAAGTTGTGAGTCGGTTTTGCCAGGACCTCTAGTTCCGTGATAAATTATCTGCTGAGCTGGACAACTTAATGCTAGGGTCTGTGAACCGGGTAAAGGAGTCCAGACGACTTTGGGCTCGTCTGGTTCCTGTTCAATTGTCGCGAGCATGCCGCATCAAGTTGTCTTGCGACTCACGTGCCGTCTTTTCCCAGTCGTCCATGTCCGCTATTGCAGGGATCATCATAACCCCACCCCTGTGATTGATGTCATGCTTCACTTTCTGCGCAGCGTCCATTCCATATATGGATGACAACCTTGTGCAAGCTGTAACCTTTGCGCTTTGCGGGCTTTGCGGATCTTGGGCTACCTTCAACAGTATGCTCTCCACGAGCTTTTCATTGCGAGCGCGCTCAATACGAGGGTCCACCCCATCGCTTTCTTCATACTTCTTAATTAATTGACGGACATAAGGTTCAGTCATGAACCTCTTAGAATATTCCAGTGCGAACGCACTCATAAACCCGCATCGCAACGCAGCAGCGTATGGCTCGCGGTCATGCATATATTCTTTTACGAACTTTTCCCTCAGTTTCTTTTCAGTAACACTGAGACCATTCTCGTATAAAGGTTCAACTTGTCCCCATCCATAATCTTGAGAGCTCATGCCCCCTCCTACATGGGAAATCACTTATAATTCAGATTATATGTTAATTAGATCGGATAAGGCAAGGAAAGAATTATGCAGTGCTTATCATAATGCCAATGGTGACAATAGAAGCAACCGTGTCAAGCTGGTCGTCAACCAAAGCATGAAGCTCATTTCTATAACGTATTTGCTCCTCAGTTGACTTTGATATTACAGAGGCTTCATACAAGCTCTGTATCCCCGCAATGCGGGCCTGCACTTCCTGCAAATGTATTTGAGCTCTGCGATATT